TTAAAGATTTGTGTATAACCAAATCCGTCGTCTAATGTATCACTAAATGTATCTGGTGATGCAGTACCTTCTTCAAATGATGTACCAATAATTTGGCAAGCATCGTTATCTGAAAGAATGTTATAACCAGAAGTAGTAACATCAGAAAGTTCAATGATTCTACCTTGGAAGGTAGTGTCAGCTGAACCTGCGACTGGACCTGACTCAACTCTTACTAGAGCTTGTGAGTATCCTGCTGCTGAATCTAACACACCTACTGCGAATACCATTCCTTTTGTAAGGAATTTAACCGCTGCACCTGAGCCGTCATCAACTTGGAAAGAGTAAACACTTCCTGCAGAAACTGCTGAACCGCCATTTACGTCTGCGTCTAAGTTAAATGTTCTTGCAGTGTAGTTGATTTGTGTTCTGTTTTCAAGAAAACGGAATACATTATCATCTGTTGCTACTTTAGAAACATTACTTAGGTAGGTAAAAAACGGTGACTCTTCTGGTGTAAGTTCGGCAACTCTGTCAGAGAAATCATAAAGTTTTCTCTGGTCAGGTGCTTGACCGTAACCAGCTGAGGTAGCAGCTGCTGTAATGTTGGAAGCTTTCAATATTCCTTCATTTATAGCCATTTTAGTCTCCTAAAGTTATTTGGCTAATCTTCCGCCACGACTTGAGTTCATAATTCTATCCCAAACTTGGTCTCCTTCTGAGGCTTGTGGCTGTTCGCCGCCTTGAAGTACTCCAGCTGGTTTAGGAACAGATTTAGCAGCTTGCACAGCTTTTTTGTTTTCATTAGGTTTTGCAGTTTCTCCTTTGCCTTCTTTCCAAACCTTTATTAAGGTTTCAATAGGTAAGTTAGCTTTCGGTGTAGTTGCAAACTGTAAAAACTCTTGAGCATCATCTTGCCCTAGATTGTGCTTATTTACTAGTTCTGTTTTTAAATTATTCATCGCCATATCGTTTTTAAGTCTAGCCAATTCGTTATCTACTGTCTCGTGTACAAGCTTTTTCTCTTGACCTACTCTAAATTTGTAGGATTCAGATTCTGGCTTGTAATAGGCGTCCCAAGGGTCAAAGTTTTCTGGGGTTGTACTTCCCTCATTTTCTATGCCCGCATCGGATTGTCCGGAAAGTTGCTTTTCAATAACGTCTACTAATTCAGGTCTAGAGTTTAACGTATCTCTTAATTGAATTAAATCTCTCGACTCAGTTCTAAGAGTTTCGTGCTCTGCTGTTTTTTTGTCGTACATTGATTGAAACTTTTTAGCTTCTGCTTCCCAATTTACCTCTTCAGATGTTTCTGCACCTTCAGCAACTTCTTCTGGCTCTACTGAGATACTTTCTACCTCTGCAGACTCAGTTATTGGGTCTTTCTGTTCAACCTGTTGTTGTTCTTGTTCTTTTGCCATTTTTTTTTCTCCTCTCCTGATTTAGCTTATTGCTCGGAACCAGGGTTGTTTTTCTTTTCGTCTTCAAAGTTTCTAGCCATTTGGTCTGTCAAATTTCCAAGTTCCATCATCTTTTCTTTTTCTTTGCCCTTTGAATCTGTAAGTATTTCATTCAACTGAGACTTAAACTTCTCTGTCTCAACTCTTTTACGAGCTCCGACTGTTTCTCTTTCAGCTGTTTGTAAATCTCCACTGAGCTTTTTCACTTGACCTTCAAGCTGTGATATGTACTGTTGCATTTGTGCCATTTGTCCTTTTCTTTGAAGAACACCTTCTTTGTCAAAGATTTCGCTTTTCTTCAAAACCTCAACGTCATCTACCAGACCTAACTTATACGCATCAAGGTACATATTGTATTCTGCGACCTTGTTACTAGGTAAAGTTGAACCTGATATTATTCTAATGTCGTGCTGCCCTAATGCAATATCATTTTCAAGAGCACCAATTTCATTAGATTTATCATCGTACAGTCTCATATTAACAGTAAATTCTGTTATATCATTATTTGGTTGTACAATTCTAAATGTTTTTTGGAATTTATAATGGTCTTTAGCCATATTATATATGACTTGACCTACTTGACTAAGTGAAGCTTCAATATCTCTTAACTTAGACTTTCCTCTAGACTCACCCATTTCTGATAAAAGCATTGTACCTCTAACAGATTCTGGGGCTTGGTCTTTAAATCCTTGTAATAACTCTGGAATACCAAAGTTTAAATCTATATATTTTTCTACCCTATCAATTAAATAATAAAACTCACTAGTTAAAGGAGCTGGTTGTGGATAATGAGGTTCACCAAATTCTGGATTGTATTCTATAACCGCATTTGGATTAGCCCAATCTTTCTCTAATTGACTTACATTATCTACACTGCCCTCAGGTATTAAAAGTTTTAATCCTGCAGCTGATTGAGCGTGCGATAAGGTCAAAGAGAATAACTTATTTAAAAGTCTCTGAGAGTCCTTAACCTTATTCACATCTGATTTTGGATAGGGAGTATTAGTCCAAATATTCGCGAAAGGAACAATTGGGTATATATCAGTGTTTAAAACACGCTCATATAATAAAATATCTCCAATGCTAGTGCATTGCATAATTCTTGTTTGGTCTACTTCTTCTATTTCTATTGCTCCCGAAGCTATAGCTTGAACATTTTGTTCTTCTTGCAATATGTTTGCATAAATTTCTGCATTAATAATTTTTTCGCTACCATTACTAGTATTAAATAACCTATAAAAAGGAACTCTTACTTTGTAAAATCTATCTAATATTTGATATTTTTGATTAACATTGTAATCTAAATTTTTTGCCTCTGCTGGAGTAAGTACGTTTTGAGTATTTTTTCTACCAGAAGAAGGATAGTCTTCTCCATACAAAGAATTTTCTCCAACCGCTATATCGTCAATGTTTTCTTCTAAATCTGGATATAAATCTAAAACTTGTTGTCTAGTAAGAAAAGTAGAAAGAATAATTCCAGAAGCATCGTGAAAAAACCTGTCTCTAGATGCAGGGTCTACATATACTCTAAAAGGGTCAACGTGCGTATATTTTATTTCGCCTCTTCCGTAATCAGCTTCTGGGTCCATATATACATACATATATCCAAGACCTTGTACAGCATAATCGTGAACTACTTGTTTAAAAACAGTATCACCTTTTGATATGTCCCAAATATATTCTAATATTGTTTTCCATATATTAGAAAGTTTATTATCAGAATCTTCTCTACCTATAGCAGAAAATTTTGCTGGTTGAGCTGTAAGTAAAGATTTTAATTTATCTACCGCAGCATAAACTCTGTCAATAACAAAGTCTGCTTGACCTACAGATGCTAACGCATTTGATTCTTCTGCGCTAAAATGATTTCCTAAAACAAAATCAACGGCATCTCTTGCTTCTAAGTCCCAAGTTTGCCTTGCATCTCTCCATCTTCTAAAGAGTTCTTTAGTAATTTGAGGTTTACTTTTGTTTGTTTCGTCGTATTGTGCCATATACTCCCATTATTTTTATGTTTAAAATACTAATTTTCTGACGTTTGAGTCAAGGATTAAGTTATATTTTTTGTCCTGTGACCCAATTAATTGCTCTAGACGCTATATTTTTCTCTCTATTTGCTAATCTTTCGTCTAAAGTTGCTATATCGACGGCAGAACTTTTAGGTGGTTTTGCAGTAGTTACAGCATACCAAAGTCCGTCAAGAAGGTCATCATTTCTACCTTTTGGAAACTCAAACATTTCATCTACAATACCTTCGTGTTCTTGTTTTATAAATAACTTTCTTCCATTTACAATAGGACAAAGCAATGCTTCTAACCTATCTTCTTTTTTAATACCTCCAGGAGGTCTTACTCCTTGAGATAATCCTGGAGCTAATTTTCTATCTTTACCAGCTAGTTTATTAACGTGGTCTTTAATTAAACCTTGAGCTCCAACTTTTTCAACGTTAACTCTTCTTACAGGGTGATATCTTCTAGCATAGTCAATAATAGTTCTAGGCATATCATACAAAGGAGAGTGTTCTCTATAATAATCTATTATATATATATTTCTATCACTATCTATAGCAATAGTCATTATAACCTGAAAGTCACTTTTAGCATTTGCCTCATAGGCAAGGTCTACTCCCATATAAACATTAACAGGAATAGCAGATTCATCTATCATTAAATAATTAAATCCATTTCTATTTTCTACGTGACCTTTGTACTTGTTAATTCTATCTATTTTAAACTTAGCAGTTTCTAAATCTCTAGCTTCATTCAGATATTCCTGAGCAAATTTATGAACAAGCCCCATATCAGAGAACCTTGTTTTAATGTCATCAAGCTTTTTCTTTGTAAAATAGTTTGGCCACAAAGGAACTCCGTCTACTATAGCTTTTTTATACAATACTTGCCAAGGAGATTTTCTTCCTTCTTTCTTAGCATCTAGCCAACCGTCATAGACGCCTTGTAGAAAAGAGTCGTAATGGACTATTGTACCAATAAGCCATATTGAACCTTCGTTTTCTTTTGAGTTTTCTAATGCGGGCTCTACCGTAGACATTACCCATTCTTTAATTTCCCTTCTTCTATCTGGTGTTTTAGTATTTAATTCTGATTCAAAGTCATCAAGTATAATATTAGTATAACGCAACCCTAACTGAGAACGTCCACGCAATCTTTGTGATGTACCTTTTGCTATAATCCTATCTCCTCTAGCTGTAGTAAATTCTTTTTCTGTCCACTTACTACCTTTTAAGTCTCCAAAGTAATATTGTAAAGCAGGATTAATATCAATATGATTTTGTATATATTTAATATGGTCAATAGCCTGTGATTGTTCTTCAGATACCCAAGCTATAAACTGTTTCTTTTCAGGTGGAGCAAAATATAGTTGATACAATAATGCTGTTTTTGCTAATGTAGATTTTGCGTGACCACGAGGTAGTATAATACAAGCTCTTTTTTCATTTCCTAAAAGCAAGTTACTTAATTCATATTGATAAGGAGCAGGACTTGATTTCATAAAATCTTCAGGTAAAAACATTTGACCAAAAGTAATAATATCTTTTTTTGCTAACTCTAAAGCTTGTTCCTTTTGAGATAAGTCTGGAGGTATTATATTAAATGATTCAGGCTTGCTTGTAGTCTTTTTCATAAACCCTGTCTAACATTATTAATGTTTTCATAGAATGCCAATCTCCGTCAGGCACTTCTGTAAAAGAATTAGAATTTTGCCATAATTGAGGACCAGCGACATATACCCAGGCTTTTTCAGTTTTTTTATTATCTAACAATACAGGAACAGTTGTTCTAATATATAAACCATTATCTACTCCTTCATACTGGTCGTACATATTTAATTCTTCTTCAGTTACATCAATTAATTCAACAACTGCACCTTTTCCTTTTTCATTTTTTATTAATGCTGGAAAAGACTGTGTTCCTGGAAAAACTAAACTAAAGCCTTCA